CTGCATCAGCAGCTAACAAAAACGCCAGAAGACAGTACGAATATGCGATTAAAAAACGTGAGCGGAAGCATATGCAGAAGCTTAGTATTTATAATCAATCTAAGGTACAGTTTGAAAGAGCGTATTCAAATATTCACCAAGGTTTAAATGCCTCTTATAGTAGAGCACAAACCAAATTAAATCAAGTTAGAGAAAAAACTTGGACTGAAAACCAGGGAGCATTAATGAAGCTCATGCAAAATAGTAAGTTTGGTGACTTACTTGCATCTGGTAGATCAGGAAGATCTATTGGTAGAATGGGAGTATTAGAAGCTGGAGCTTTAGGTAGATTCTATGCTCAGAAACAAAAGAATTTAACTAATGCACAATACGCATTTGCTGAAGGTACTAAGTTATCTAGACAAAGAGCTGCTAATGCTCAAGAGAAAGAATTTGCTAAAGTAGCATTCAATCCAACTGAAGATGTTGCACCTCCAGTACCTGTTATGCAGAACGTAGCTATGGCATTCTTAGGGGATGCTCTTGGTGCTGCAAGTACTATTTATGGTATGACGAATTGAGGTGATAAATTATGGCTAGTAAAAGTGAATACGATACCTTTGACTATCTCAAACCTGCAGATTATCTACCTGGTCTAAAGCAACGTTATGCTGAAATGAACCAAGGGTTCGAGGATGCTGAACAAGTAGCAAAATTAAATGATCGTCAGCGTGTTGCTAATGCTGAGATCATGGGTAGAGTTATTAAGAATGCAGAAAGTTTTTCTAAAAGTGCAGCGAAAGCTTTTAAAAAACAAAGAGATGAAGCTCAGAGAGTATATAAAAATGAAGCTTTTGGTATCCAACAAAAGATTGGTGCAAGCCAATCTGATATGGCTGCCTGGAAAAGAGATAGAGAAGCATTAGGTGAAGACCATTCTACAGCCCAATACTTAGCTTATAAAGCTACTGAAGCCGGTCATGCTGACTTAGCTGCTGAACTTCAAAATCTAACTGGATGGAGAGCTCAGATACAAGAGGAGACTTTTGCTAAAAGATGGGCTAATGATTGGGAAGGAAACTTCTGGGATCCTGAAAAAGGTATTCTATCTAAAAATGAAAATGGTGAATATAATTATAGCATTACTCTTAAAGGAGATGATGGTCAACCTGATAGAGTTGTAAGTTGGGAGAATGCTACACAGGCTGAAAAAGGACAGTTAATTGAACACTATAATGTTCAGACTGGATTTAATGGAGTCAGTCATTATCGTAAAGAATTTGCTACAGATACTTTTTGGACTAAACATCAAAATAATGTAAATAAAGTACTTCAGGGTGAACGAGATAAAGCATTAGAAGTACAAGCTAAAGAAAGAGTAGACTTCTATAAATCTACTATTATTGAAGCTGCTAAAACAGGTAATGGAGATTTAGCTAAGACATTATATGAAATAGAAAATAATGAATTAGCTTGGTTTAAAGGAGATAGATCTGCAGCTAGACTTCAATTAATGGAGATGGTTAAGCAGATGATAATTGATGGGGATATTGACCCATCTAAAGCTACATTAGAAGATTTCACATTTTTACATAAAGGTACCAACACAGAAAAAGGTTTAGATTTTTTTAAAGAGTATGATGAAGGTTGGGGTGATATGGTCAGAGATGCCCTTATCACTAGGAAGCAAGAACAGAATAAAGAAGTTCAAGGATATAATATAAATTTTGTTACAACTACAAAATCTAAATTAGAAGAAGAAAATCTACCTTTAAATGAACAGACTTTAGCTCAATTAACAGAACAATATAAACAAGGTTATTTTGCTAAGTTTGGAGAGTTTCCTGCTACTATACCTCCAGACTTATTAAACATGGTAACAGTTGAAGATGTAGCAGATCAAGAGATAGTAAGTATTTTAGAAGATAAAAAGTCAAGAGGTCTACCAATCACATACGAAGATTACGCTAATATTGAAGATGATAAGTTAAGAAAAAAATGGTTTGATTACAGTCAAACAGCAGCAGGTGAAGGTGTAAGTGAAAAAGCAAAAGCCTATAGAGATAAAAGAGTAAATCCATTAGTACAAGAAGTTTTAAATACTTCATTAGGTCATTATGATCATAAGAATTTAGAACATATTGATATGATAGCAAAGGCTACTGCAAGATTTAATGAATTATATATTGATAAGGTTGATGAGTATAAGCCAGGTGATCCAGCTTTAATGACAGATATAATGAAGACACTGGAATCAGATATTAAAGCTTGGACACAATTACCTCCACCAGCTCCAACTGAAAAAACTTGGGCTAAAGATTTACATAAAGGAAAGACAGCTTTAAATAATGGACTTAAAGAAGGTGTTAGTGCAAGAGAAACACTTTCATCTGATTTACTAGCTGGTAGTGAGAAGTATTATAAAGAGTTAGAGAAATATGCTAATGATCCAGGTAATAGTTCTATACCATCTTATTATCGTGAAATAGCAAATGATTTGAATTTAACTGCATGGGAAGTAGCAAATATGCAATACCGTTCTCAAACTGGTAAGGATTTACCTAAGCCTGGTCACCAAACACATATAGAATCGTTAAGTCCTATAGTACGCTATTGGATGACAACACACCCTAATGGTAAAAAAGCTCTTAGAGCAAAGGTGAAAGAAAAAAACATGGATTACAATACAGTAGGTATCACTGAAGGTGTTGTAACTGAAGAAACTGCACCTGTATTAGACTCCAATTTTTGGGGTAATTAAATTATGACAGATAGTTACACACAAAATGATTATGATGCTCAAAAGTTAACTAGTTCTTTAGCAGAATTAGAAACAACTATATCAGATCAGGAAACAAGAGATGCCATTTACAACGAAAGAGAGGCACATGCTGAAGCTGTAGATGCACAATTCGCTGCTGAACAGGAAGACCCTAGAAATGCAGAAAAATGGGGTGTAAGAGCTGTAGTAAAAGAACTCCAGTCAGCTTTTAGTGGTGGTCTACAAGATACAGGATCCTCTATTGTCACAGCTCCTGAAAGAGTATTAGATGCTCTTAATGGAGAGATGGCACAAGAGAATGCTGAAGGTAAATATGACACAGAATGGGATGATTGGTTTACCAACGATGCTAATCCTATTGAAACTAAAACTTGGTGGGGAGGACTTATCAGAAGTGCTACACACTTTGGTACATTAGGTGGTGCTATTGTAGCTGCAGCTCCAGTATTAGGAGTAGGTGCAGGTGCAGTAGGAGCTGGTAGAGCTGTATCTGCTATTGGTGGTGTAATGACTAACCAATGGATGAGAGCCGCTGCAGTTGGTGCTGCTACAGATTTAGTTTCTAAGTACTCACAAGATGCTAATGGTCTCCAAGTATTAAGAGATAGGTTTGGTTTTATAGATACTCCATTAACAACAAACGATTGGGATCACCCTGCTGTTAAAACATTTAAAAATGTAGTAGAAGGTATGGGTATTGGTACTTTAACTGATGGCTTATTTATGGTCATGGGTAAAGGTGCTAGAAGAGTTTTACCTGATGGCAGTTCAGTCGATGCTACGGCAGAGGCTGCAGCTAAAGGTCAAGCTAGAAATACAAGTGTTACTACACAGACTATTGAAAAAGGTCAAAAAGAACTTATAGAATCTGGACCTGAGTTCAGAGGACATAAAAATAAACCCCTTGCTGATTCACAGCAGGGATCGCCTACATCAACCGAAAATGTGATGGAGGTAAAACAGGCTCAAAAGAGAATTAGAGGTGAATGGGGAGCCGAAGAGGGGTCTCCTGGCTCTGTTACTACACCATCTAACCTTGAAGCTGCACCTGCAAGTCGTGGTTTAGATGACAAAGCTTTAGATGATGTCTATAGAGCATTGAAAAGTGATGCTGGATATGCAGAAAACAGAGCTTTATTAGAAGCTGGTGGTTTAACTTTAAGAGAAACATCTGGAGATGCTATTGAAGCATTCCATAGAACTGGTTTAGGTAGAGAAGCGATGGATCAATCCCCTGCTGAGTACCTATCAGAGTTCTATGAGAACGCTATGCCTCATTTTGAAGGTATGCCAGAAGAAATGTTAGAGTTTACTACTAAATATGTAGAAGCTGCTGACCTTTTAGTGGGCTCATTATTACGTGAAATACGTGATATGGGTCTAGTTGGTAGGGAAATTGCTGATATTGCCGACCTTGGTGACATTGATGCACCTGCAAAAGCCTTATATGACAAGCTGATTACTACGGTATCGGAGATTAATAGGTCTAAACTAATCCAATCTCCTGAATTTAGGGCTATTGGAATGGAAAATGCAGCCAATCCAGCAGTAGGTAGACGACTTCAGAAAGAATATGTAGACCAAAACATGAGTGTTAGGGTAGGTGAATCGATAGATGCCTTCAGATTAGCCTTTCAAATAGCTGGTGAAGACGCTAGTGACGATTTATTTAAAGGTATCTTTGAAGTAGTATCTATGAACAAAGATATACACAACCTAACCGACTTTGATAATTGGGTAAGAGCGAAATTAAAAGGTGGTGATTTTAATGGTAAGCCTAAGACTGGTGTATTATTAAATGAACTACATAAAGTTATGATTAATAGTGTTCTTAGTGGACCTAAAACCCCAGTAAGAGCTATTATGGGTACATCTACAGCAACCTTTTTACGACCACTAGCTCAAGTAGTTGGTGCTGGTATGAGGTTACCATTTACAGGTGATGTAGCTACATTAAGAGCTTCTATGGCATCAGTTAATGCTATGAGAGAAGCTATCCCAGAAGCATTTGAAGTATTTAAAACTAGATTAAATGCATATTGGGCTGGTGATGTAGCAACAGTTAAGTCACGTTTTATGGAATACAGTAAAGGTGATGAACAATGGGCTGTATATGGTGATTGGGCTGAAAATAGTGGAAGAGCTACAGATGCTGATAAAGCTATCTATAGAACAGCTAACATGGCTAGAGCTTTAAATGATAATAAGTACTTAACTTATTCTACTAAAGTAATGGCTGCAACTGACGATACTTTTGGATATATTTTAGCCCGTGCAAGAGCTAAAGAGAAAGCAGTACGTGAAGCATTGGAAGGCAATACATCTGGAAAATGGATGGATATTGAACCTAATGTACTACGGGATGCTGAAAATAGATTCATGGGTGAAATTCTAGATGCAGATGGTAACATTAAAGATGCTGCTACATTGTTTGCAAAACAAGAAGCTACATTAACGAATGATCTTACAGGATTTGCTAAGGGATTAGACGAAGTATTTAAACAAACTCCATGGGCTAGACCTTTCTTCTTATTCGCAAGGACGGGAGTTAACGGTCTTGCTTTAACAGCAAAACACACCCCAGGATTAAACTTTCTTGTTAAAGAATTTAATGATATAGCACGTGCAACCCCTGATAATTTAACTAGTGTACAACGGTATGGTATTAATACTGCTGAAGATTTACTAAATGCTAAAGCCTTACAACAAGGTAGATTAGCTATAGGTGGGTCTGTTATAACAATGGCAGGGATGCACTTCATGAATGGTGGTCTTACAGGTAATGGTCCGACAGATAGACAGAAACGTCAAGTTTGGATGGATGCTGGTTATGTACCTAGAAGTATTAATATTGGTGGTGTTTGGGTTAGTTATGATTCATTAGAACCATTTGCTCAAATATTAGCAGGTGTTGCTGATGTTGGAGATCATATGGATCTTATGGGTGAAGAATGGACACAGGATCAATTCCAGAAAATATCAATGGTAGTTGCACAGTCAGCTACAAGTAAATCATATTTAACTGCTTTACAGTCATTTGTTGATTTATTCTCTGGTAAACCTGGACAACAAAATAGAATGATTGCAGCTATACTAAATAACCAAGTACCATTAGCAGGTCTACGGAATGATCTTGGTAAGTTATTTACACCACACATGAAAGAATTAAATTCAGGGTGGTGGGAAGCAATACGAAATAGAAACTTAATGACTGAGAATATCGCTGGTGAAGGTGCATTACCTATTAAGTATGATATGCTTAATGGTCAACCTGTACGTGAATATGACTTTGTGACTAGAATGTTTAATGTATTCAGTCCTGTTCAATTAAACCTAGACCAAGGTCCAGGTAGAAAGTTATTATTTGACAGTGGATATGATTTGAGAATGTCAACGTACTACGGTCCTGACGGAACAGATTTAACAAACAGTCCTCATTTAAGATCTAAATTTCAAAAATATATTGGTGATCAAAACTTAGAATTAGAACTTAATAAATTAGCACAAGATCCTAGAGTGATTCGTTCCTTAGCACAAATGAACCGTGATAGGGACACTGGTCATAGAGATATAGATCCAAGAAAAGCTTACATGCACAATATCTTGATTGATAGATTATTCAAACAAGCACGTAAAAGAGCTTGGGGTTTAATGAAAAATGATCAAGAGATACAAGCAATGATAGAGAAAGAACGTCAAAAACAGGCATTAATCAATAGACGAAAACAAGAAACATCTGCACTCCTACAAATGAATAGATAACAGAAAACTCAATTTTTAAAAACTTATGGCAGCCACATATACTGATAATGGGACCAATACACCAAATGGATCCCATTTAGAGTTTACATATACCTTTCCTGTAATATTAAGTACAGATGTTAAGGTATCATTAAACGGTGTAACTCAGGCAACAACTAAATATACTGTATCTACTTCACCCGCAAAGATAACATTTAATAATACCAGTGTTGATAGTACTGTACAGGAAACCACTGGTGCTCCAAAAACTGGAGTAACTGTACGAATTTATAGAGAGACAGCTGTTGGTAAAGCATCAGGGGATGAGGATCCTAAAGCTGTATTTGCTGCAGGTAGTTCTGTAAGAGCTGCAGATTTGAATAGTAACTTTGAACAAGTACTATTTGCTGTACATGAAAAACAAAATCAATTAATTTTAGCTGAAGATATAGATACTGGTGCTGTAACAAGTGCTAAGATTTTAGATGATACCATAGTTAATGCTGATGTTAACACTTCAGCTGCTATAGCTGGTACAAAGGTAAGCCCTAACTTTGGATCTCAAGCTGTAGTCACGACTGGTACGCTTGCAGCTGGTGCAACAACGGTTACTGGGAACATAGCTGTTTCAGGAACTGTTGATGGTAGAGACGTAGCAACCGATGGTTCTAAGTTAGACGGAATAGAAGCTGGGTCTACAGGTGATCAAACTAATGCTGAGATCAGAGCTGCAGTAGAAGCTGCTACTGACTCTAATGTCTTCACAGACGCTGACCATAGCAAGCTAAACGCTATAGAAGCTTCAGCTACTGCTGATCAAACAGCTGCAGAAATAAGAACACTTGTAGAAAGTGCTAGTGATTCAAACGTCTTTACTGATGCTGATCACACAAAAGTAAACGCAGCAGCTACAGTAACGGGTTCAGAAACCCTAACCAATAAAACTCTTACTTCTCCTGTCATCAATGACATGAGTGGTACTGCGGTAGTTACCTCTGGAACATCTACAAGTGATAATAAAACTTACTCAGCAAAGAGAGCAGGTGAAATATTCTATGGTAAAGATACTGTAGGAGAGATTCAATCAGGTGAAACTTGGAGTGCAGCTGATGATAAAGTTGCAACTACTTCTGCAATTGATGCAAGAATCATTGATCTAGTTGATGATGTAGGTGGTTTTGTACCAATAGCAAATGAGACATCTTTTCCTAACGCTAATCCTGATGTTAATAACGGTGCAGGTACTCTTGTTAGTATTAAGGCTCTTGCAAGTAACTTAGTATCCAATGGGTCTGGAGTGGCAACGATTGCTAATGGTACAGTAGGTAACTCTACAGTTACGATTAATGGTTTAGCTAACAGCACAACATATGCTGCTACCTTTGGAATGATCGTAGAAACAACTACGACATTAAATACTTATACATTCCATAGACAAGTTCCAAAAGCTACTGAAGTAACTACGGTTGCAGGTAGTGTATCTAATGTAAATACTGTTGCAGGTAATATCAGCAATGTTAATACAGTAGGCGGTATCAGTTCTAATGTAACAACTGTTGCAGGTGTGTCTAGTAATGTAACCACTGTAGCTGGAATCTCAAGTAATGTCACTACAGTTGCTGGTATATCTAGTGATGTAACAGCTGTAGCTGGAGATGCTACTGATATTGGTGCTGTAGCAGCTAAAGCTACAGAGATTGGACGTTTGGGTACAGCTGATGCTGTAGCAGACATGAATACTCTAGGTACTAATGCTATTGTATCTGATTTAGATACTTGTGCTACTAGTATAAGTAATATAAATACTACAGCTGGATCTATTTCCAATGTTAATACAGTAGCTTCTAATATAGGTACTGTTAATGATTTTGCTGCTAGATATAGAACAGGATCAAGTAACCCAACATCAAGCTTAGATGTAGGAGACTTATTCTTTAATACAACTGCTAATGAACTTAAGGTTTATAACGGAAGTGCTTGGCAAGGTGGTGTAACAGCTAGTGGTAATTTTGCATCCACAACTGGTAATACATTTACTGGAGATAACTTATATAACGATACAGTAAAAGCTAAGTTTGGAACTGGATCTGATCTACAAATCTACCATGATGCAACGGATTCGTATATTACTAATAGTACTGGTAATTTAGTTATACGGAATACATCAGGAGATGCTGGAGTTATTGGTATACAACCAAAATCAGGTGAAAATGCAATCTTATGTAGAGATGATAATAACGTAGAACTCTACTATGACGGCGTTAAGAAGCTTCAGACTCGTAGTGGCGGTGTTGGTATATCAAATGATTCCGATGCTTTATTTATTGGTGCTGATGATGATGTAAAGCTATACCATAATAGTGGTAATGCTATTTTAAAAAGTCAAACAGGTACTTTATATTTAGCAAGTAATTCTCATATAGATTTAAGAACAACTGCTGGATCTGAAAAACAAGCTATTTTCTGTAATATAAACGGATCAGTTGACTTATATCATAACAACTCTAAGAAATTTGAGACAACAGCCAATGGCGTAACAATAACTGGTAATCAGAATTTTGCAGACAACGGTTATGCATATTTTGGTGCTGGAAATGACATGGGGTTATACTCTGATGGTTCTGGCGGTTTTATAAAATCTGATGATTTAACAATTGGATCTTTTACTGGTGGAGAGAAATATATAGATGCGACATTAAACGGAGCCGTAGATTTGTACTATGATGGTACTAAGAATTTAGCAACGACTGGCACTGGAATTCAAGTTGAAGGTTCTGATTCAGGTGATCAGATAAGAATTATTCCTTCTGGAACTAATGCTTATGGAACTATTGATTTTGAAAGTCCAGGTACAGGAGGAGGTAGAATAAAGGTTCAGGGTGAAGATGCTGTCCAGATAATTAAAGATGGAGCAGTAGAACTCTATTATAATAACGTAAAAACATTTTCAACTAATACACTCGGCATCATAGTATATGGTGACGAAGGTGGGGCAGCTCAAATTGATTTTGCAGCTGACCAAGGTGACGATAATGCTGATAAATGGAAAGCTGGTGCAACTGATGACGGTCATTTCTTTATAAGTAATAAAAACTCAGGTGCTTGGGAACAAAATATTGAGTGTAATCGTGAAGGGAACGTTGAACTCTATTACGATAACTCTAAGAAGGCTGAGACACATGCAAATGGTTTAAACGTAACAGGTCGATTATATGTAACATCTCACATAAATTTAGATGATAATACTAGCGGAGAAGTAGGGAAACTTTCACTTGGAGGTGGAAATGATTTTCAACTCTACCATGATGGATCGAATAGTTACATTGTAAATGCTACTAATAATTTACATATATGGGGTGGTGGAGATGGAAATGGAATATATATACGACCTAAACAAGGTGAGAGTTCTATAGCAGCACTTGCAAACGGAGCAGTAGAACTTTATTACGACAACGTTAAGACTTTTGAAACCTTAAGTACTGGTATTAAAGTACAGGGGGCAGAAGGCGGTCATGCAGAAATTTATATTTATGCTGATGAAGGTGATGATGATGCAGATAAGTATTTACTCCAATCAGGTACTGATGGAGCTTTCTATATAAAAAACTATACATCAGGTTCTCAGGAAGTTAATTTAAAAACTACTGGTAATGGAGCTGTAGAACTCTATTACGACGCAGTTAAAAAGTTTGAGACAAAAAGCAATGGAGTAACAATTACAGGAGAAGTAAAAGTCACTACAGATTTGGTGATGAACTCTGCTGATAGTCAGAAAATATATCTTGGTGATGGAAATGATCTACAACTCTGGCATGATGGGTCAAACTCTTATGTGAAAAATGCAAACAGTGGTGCAGATTTACTTATTGAGTCAGCTAACAATACTTATATAAAACATGGTGGTGAAAACTGTGCAAAATTTACTGGTGATGGAGCCGTAGAACTCTATTACGACAACACATTAAAATTCGGTACTGACTCGGCTGGTGTTTATGCACGTGGAGATTTAATGCTGAATTATGCAGATGACTATAAGATTAAACTTGGTGCAAGTAATGATCTACAAATCTACCATAATGGGTATAATTCATATATTCAACATGGCACAGTAGGGAATTTACGATACCAATCTGGTAATCACCTTTTCTATAACCAAGCGGGTGATGAGTTACTGTGCAGAATGGATCAAAATGATTCTGTATCTCTCTATTATGACAGTAGTAAGAAGTTTGAGACAACGAGTTCAGGAATTACTGTTACTGGAAGCATCAATGCTAGTGGTTTATCAAAAGCCAGTGGCAATATGTATATCAATAATAATGATACAACTAACGGTATAATTACATTTGCGACAAATACAAATGATCGTTGGAAAATTGACTTCTCAGGTAATTTGCTACCTGCTGTTAATAATGATGTTAATATCGGAAGTTCCTCGTACCGAGTAGCAAACTTATATGTAAACGATATGCACTTTGCTAATAGTCCAGAGAATACAAACTCAGTTGATGGTACCTGGGGAGACTGGACATTACAAGAAGGAGAAGAGAATATCTATATGTTAAATAATAGAACAGGTAAGAAGTACAAAATGGCATTACAGGAGGTGGTCTAATGACAATTTATTTTGGTGATGGAACCAGTCAAGCAACAGCATCAGGAGGAAAAATATTACAAGTAAAAATAGCCACAAAAACAGGAGCTAGTGCATATACGATTGGCAGTGGTAATAATGAAGATCTAACAGGACTTTCTGAAAGTATTACTCCGTCTTCTTCATCAAATAAAATATTAATTTTATATAATATTAATTATGATACTGACGAAAATAATGGTAAAGGTGGTTTTAAAATTTTTAGAGGGAGCACTGAGATAGGTAGTGCAGATTCTGCTGGTTCTAGATATTTAGTAAATAGTGGTTTTGGTGCTAACGCTAATCAAGATCAAAGTGTGATGCACGCTGCAGGTATGTGGTTAGATTCTCCAAGTACTACTAGTTCAACTACTTATAAAATTGCAATGCATGGAGGAGGAACAGAAATTATTTGTTATGTTAATCGTGGAAGAGCTGATCCAGATCAGAATGATGATCCGAGAACCGCATCTGAATTAGTACTTATGGAGGTAGCAGGTTAATGAACTATGATCATAATGCTATTTTTAAAGCATACCCAAATCAAATCAAGTTAATTGATGATGAATTAGGTGTCTTTGGAAAAGATGGCAAACCTTTTACAATTGATGAATCAAAGGTTACAGCAGCAAGAACTGAATTAGATAAAGAATTTGCTGATAATAAATATCAAAGAGATAGAGCAGCCGAATACCCTTCTGTGGTCGATCAGTTAGATGACATCTACCATAATGGTATAGATGGATGGAAGGCAACTATTAAAGCTACAAAAGATAAATATCCTAAAAGCTAAGAAGATAGATGAATAAAATATCCTAATTTTTCAGATAAACCTAAACCTTAATTAATTAAAACAATGGCAACAAAAACTTGGCAAGTCAACACCCTTCAAAGAGAACTAGCTGATGGGTATGTAAATAAAGTTATCTACCGTGTTAACGGTGAAGATGGTACCTACAAATTTAGAGCTACTGGTGAAGTAGATCTTCCAAAGCCTGATACTCTTGTACCTTATGCTGACCTTACAGAGTCACAAGTACTAGGTTGGGTTAAAGCAAAGCTTGATGCTGATAATGCTGGCACTGTTGCTCGCATTGAAGCAGCGGTAGAAAACGGCGTTAACGAACAAAAAACTCCAACAACAGGTGTCGGTAAACCTTGGTAGAATAAGAGTACCTACACCTCCTAAGCCTATAGATCTACCTATAATCGAGCTGAGTCCTCCTTCGGCTCGTATACCGTCATATCGCCCCATGGTGATCCCTCCAGCCGATCTAGAGGCTCCTGAAGAGACTAAAGCAGATACAAAGGAAACAACCGAACAACCTACTGCACCAAGTGTAAAGATACCTGTAATTGATATACAGATGCCTTTACCCACTGCAGAGGTCGTTACAACTGCTACATATGCAGCTGTGGCTGCTGTAGCTACTACAACATTAGCCACCCCATTCTTTGATCAAATAAAAAAGAAACTGACTAAATTCCTACAAGGTAAGATAAATAAATGGAAGGAAAAACGGAAGAAAAAAAAGGACTCCTCGGAAAGCTAAAAGATGCTGCTGAGGATCAAGAACACCAAATCCAAATTCTTGGTACATTTGTTAGACTTGGCGTAGTAGTTTGGTCTGGCTTTATTATAACCATGAATTATGTTGAGATACCTATGGTTAAAAAATCAGGTAACTCAGACATCACGTTCGTTGCCAGTGTGTTCACGGGAGCACTTGCCACTTTTGGCTTGACCACTGGTAATAAGGGCGGCAAAGGAACTCCCGTCAACT